ATGAAACTGCTGGCCGTCTGCTGTTACGTGATCGGGGTGGTCCTCGTGATCCTCGCCCTGCTCACTCTCCCGTTGGGCATTTTCGCCGGCCTCGTGGGCGGGCCTATCCTGGTGATCGCCTACTACACGTTCCGGGCGGGAAACAGGTTGTGGGACGCCGGGAAGTCTAGTAGGGTGTGAGTATCTCCTTTCGGGGTGGTGTGTGAGAGAGCGGCCCCCGGTGCCCATACGGGGGCCGTTCGGCTATATTAGGCCCGAGGAGGTGTGACATGGGGAGCAGGGGTCCGATCGGGAAGCGGGCTGCCGAGCGGTTGGGGCATCGCGCCAAGGACGACAGGCCACAGACAGCGCCCGCTGGCGGGCCTACCGTGGTCCCGCAACCTGCCGCCAACCCGAACTGGCACCCGATCGCGCTGTCCTGGTACAAGTCGCTCGCCCATTCCGGGCAGAGCGTGTTCTACGAGCCGTCCGACTGGTCGACGGCGATCATGATCGCTGAGCAGATGTCCCGCGAACTGGGGGACAAGCCGATCGGCCTGAACAAGTGGGGTGATGTCGTCTACGCGAAGGCCCCCATCTCCGGCCAGTCGCTGGCGGGCATCCTGAAAGGCATGACCGCCCTGCTGGTCACTGAGGGTGACCGCCGGCGCGCCCAGCTCGAGCTATCCCGCCGCAAGGAGGACGACGCCGAGGAGGCCCAGATCATCCGGCTGGTGCACAGCCAGGCGGAGGAAGCTTTCGGGGCGTGACCACCCTGGCGCTCGCGGAGAAGAAGGACCGCGAGGGCGGTCCTTCCTCGTGCTGCCCGGGCGCCGTGGACCGCTGGTCAGACCCGTGCAACGCGGCCTACTGCGAGGCGTGTGACAGGTGGACCACCCCACCCACGGTGATTCCCGTCCACCATGGGCCCACGTGGGAGCGCGACCCGGACACGGGTCGTTTCATCGCCCCAAAGCTGAGCCTCGGCCCGGTGATCGACGCTTGGGTGAAGCGCTACATCAAGTCACCGGACGGCACCGGCATGTGGGAGTTCACCCGAGAGCAGCGCCGACTGTTGTACTGGATCTACGCGATCGACGAGAACGGCCGCTGGATCTACCGCGAACTGAACATCCAACGCCTCAAGGGCTGGGGGAAGGACCCGTTCGCTGCGCTGCTGGCCCTCATCGAGATGGTCGGCCCGTGCCGGCCGGTGGTGAAAGACGGCAAGGTGGTGCTGGATGACGCCGGCAACCCGGTGGCTCGCCGGCAGTCCAGCGCGTGGGTGCAGGTGTTCGCGGTCGCCCTCTCCCAGACCAAGAACACGATGAAGATGTTTTCCGTGCTCGCCAGCCCGCAGTTGAAGCGGGACTACACGGTGGTGATCGGCAAGGAGCAGGTGGTGGGCCTGCACGGCGAGGTCGCCATCGAGGCGGTCACCTCCTCCCCGGAGACGCGCGAAGGCAACCGGCCCACCTTCCAGATCGGCAACGAGGCCCTGGCGCTGGATACGCCTATCCCGACACCGACCGGCTGGACGACGATGGGCGACCTTCGGGACGGTGATGTCATCTTCGGATCCGATGGTCGTCCGACGACCGTGGTCAAGGCCCAGCCGGTCCGACTTGGCGCCCCTTGCTACCGGGTCACCTTCGAGGACGGCACCTCGATGGTGGCCAGTGACGATCACCGCTGGTTCGCCCAACCAAAGGGGCCGTACAAGACCCGCGTCTGGACGACGCGAGAGATGGTCGACGACGGGCGCCGCTTCTACATCCCCCGCGCCGGCGTTCGCCAGACCACCGCTACCGACCTCCCCGTCCCGCGGAAGGCCGAACGCATCAAGGGCACCAGGCGCAAGTGGGTGCGGATCGACTCCATCGAGCCGGTTGAGTCCGTCCCTGTGCGGTGCATCGAGGTCGACGCCCCTGACCACCTCTTCCAGGCGGGCGAGGCTGGGCACGTCACCCATAACTGTCACCACTGGAAGGAGAACAACTCCGGTCACGAGATGCGAGAAGTGATGGACCGGAACAACAAGCTCCCCTGGTCCCGCATCCTGTGGATCACTAACGCTTACAACCCGTCCGAGATGAGCGTCGGCCAGTCCAACCGGGAAGGCTGGGAGATGTCATTCGGCGAGGATGCCAAGTACGTGGACAGCGGCATCATGTACGACTCGCTGGAGGCCCCGGAAAACGCTCGCATGGTGCGCCGGGAGCTGGCCCCCGTGCTGGAGGCGGTGCGCGGGGACTCCTACTGGGTGGACATCGAGGGCATCATCAACCGCATCATGGACCCTCGGAACCCGACCAGCACGTCCCGCCGGTTCTACTTCAACCAGATCGGTGCCGATGAGGAGGCGTGGGTGGACCCGCAGGACGTGGACGCCACCGTCCACCCGCAGGTGAAGGCGTGGCGTGCCGACCCTGACATCGAAACCGACCCGCTGCGTCTCGGCTGGGCCCCGGTACGGCCGCAGGACGAGGTGGCCGTGTTTTTCGACGGGGGCAAGTCGGACGACCACACCGCCATCTCCGGCTGCCGGCTGAGCGACGGCTACACGTTCGGGATCGGCTTCTGGGGTCGACCGAAGACGCATGACGCCCGCCTCCCGTGGTTCGCGCCCCGAGCCGAAGTGGATGAGCGCATGGTGGAGGTCCATGAGCGGTTCAACATGATCGCCTTATGGGCGGACCCGTCGCACGCGAAAGACGACGAGGACGACACCCCCTACTGGGATGGGCTGTTGGACGAGTGGCACCGCCGCTGGAAGGACGAGCTCAAGTTCTGGGCCGTGAAGACGGGGGACGGGGCGCACTCGGTGAAGTGGGACATGACCTCCCCGGTGCGGCAGGGCCACTTCGTGGAGGCGGCTCAGGAGTTCGTCCGGGACATGCAGGAGCGCTCGTTCCAGCACTGCGGGCACCCTATGTGGGTCCGGTACATGAAGAACGCGAAGCGGGTCATGTCCGCCCATGGGGTGACCCTGTGGAAGGGTTCGCGCGGGTCGAAGCGGAAGATTGACGGCGCCGTCACCCACGTGGGGGCGAGGATGATGCGCAAGATGATCCTCAACCGCGCCGAGGAGCAGAAGTCGTCTGGGGGGCGTTTCTGGTGGTGAAGACCCGTGCTAACACATCAGGATCGTGCGCTCGGCGGTGAGGCACGCCTCGCAGATGAGGAGTGATGTGCCGGTGGGGTGAGGTTGCCCCTGTGACAGGAACGAGTAGAAGGGATGTGGGCATGAGGACCTACTACGGGACATGGCGTCGGTGTGCAGGGCGGAACCGAGAGACTCTGCAGCATGACGAGGGGCAGCGGATCGGCCGGTTCGCCGCGGTGGAAACGGTGTCGGCGATCAAGTTGCTTGGCCTGCAGCAGAAGATCAACGAGATGTGGGCGAAGCTGTCGGCTCTCGGTATCCAGGCCCCGGACGTCGCCCCCGAGGAGGTGAGCGAGGTCCAGTGGAGGGACCCGGAGACGGTGACTCTTGAGCGGAGAACGGACGCAGCCAGAAGGCTGCGCGCCAGCCTGACGCTATGATGGCTGCAGTGAGAGGAGCCAGCACATGGTCATGAAGCAGCGATCGGTTGTGAGCCTCGCTTCCGACCATTTCAACGCATGGCAGGCCAGCGTGATGCGGGCGCAGATGCTGGACATGTGGGCACGGGGCGAAAACGACGATCCTTCCATGCCTGCCAGGGCGGAGTCGTCCGCCGAGTACAGGGCGCTGCGGGAAATGTCCCCCACCCCGTGGGCGCACCTGATCGTCTCCTCTGTCGCACAGGCGATCGCGGTGGCCGAGCAGCGTGACGAGGACGGCAAGCCGACTGCCACGTTCAAGGCCGCCTGGGGTCCCAACTCGATGCTGAGCCGGCAGCAGGCGATAACCCGCGGGGCGCTCGCCCAGAACGTCGGGTACGCCATCACCCTGCCCGGGCGTCGGCCGCACACCGGCGCGCTCATGCCCGTGATTCGGGGAGCTTCGGCCACCCAGATGGCTGCGTTCTACGATGACGAGGCCACCGACGACTTTGCCCGGTTCGCCATGCACGGTAAGCTGCAGCGGCTGGAGGACGGCACCAGGTTCATCGCCATGAAGGTGTATGACGAGGACGCCGTTTACCACCTGTCGTGTGGCCTTGACGGCGGGAGGATGACGTTCATCGAGACGCGGGTCCACGGCGTTGGGGTTACCCCGGTGCACCGCTTCTCGCCTCGCCTTGACCTGGAGGGCCGGGCGTGGGGTGAGGTGGAGCCATTCCTGCCCAACTTGCGCCGGCTCGACCAGGATGTGTTCGACCGGCTGGTGGTGCAGCGGTTCAACTCGTGGCGGGTCCGCTACGCGACCGGCATCCTGCAGCCGAACACCCCGGAGGAGCGGGCAGCCGCCTCCCTGGCGTTGCGCATCGAAGACCTGCTCGTGTCGGAAAACCCGAACACCAAGTTTGGGACACTCGACCCGACCGATATGAAGCCGTACATCGACGCCCACGACTCGGACGTGCGTGATCTGGCGGCCGTGTCCCAGACCCCGCCCCACCACCTGCTCGGCCAGATGGTCAACCTGTCCGCCGAGGCGCTGGTGGCCGCGGAGACTTCCCTCATGCGCAAGGTGGACGAGTACCGCAACAGTTTCGCCCAGTCGTGGGACTCGGTGCTCAGGTCGTGCGCGTTCATCATGGCCAACTCGAAAGAAGTGCCCGACAGGGCCGTTTACGAGGCGGAAGCCACCAACTACGACCTGTCCATCCGCTGGAAGGACACCTCGTCGCGCTCCCTCGCCCAGGCGGCGGACGCCTTGGGGAAGATTGCGGACATGTTGAACGTGCCCGTCGAGATGCTGTGGGAGGAGTTGCCGTTCTGGAAGAAGGGCGACACCGACCGGGCCAAGGGTATCCTCGAGGAGAGGGGCGCGGACGCACTGCTCATGCGGTTCCTGGATGAGGCCACCGCGAACAGCAGGCGCCAGGAGGCGGCGAATGTCGGACCAGCAGACTGAGGCGTACCGCCGCTCCACGATTGCTCTCACCTCGGCGGCTACGCTGTACGCCATCCAGCAGTTGCAGCGGGCTCAGGACATCGACACGTTCTTCGACTCCATCCTGGACGTGGTGAACCGCGCCAGCGCTGGCGTGGTCAACCTGGCTCGCAACGACTTCTACGCCACCCGGCGCGCCGCCGGTGTCCGCGGGCCCGAGCCGGCATGGCAGCCGCGCCCGCTGCAACCCGAGGCGTTGCGCGCCTCGCTGTATGCGACGGCCGGCCAGACGCTGCAGCGGGTGGAGAAGTTCGATCTGCCACTGGGCGGGGCGTTGAAACGCGCCCGGACCCAGGTGGCGGGCGTAATCACCCGGCAGGTGATGAATGCTGCGCGCAACTCCACGATCGCCACCACCAGGCAGGACCGGGAAGCCATCGGTGCGCTGTACGTCACCCGCGGGGACGACAAGGTGTGCTACTGGTGCGGGATGCTGGCCAGCCGCGGGCCAGTGTTCGGGTCTGATTCGTTCGCCGACTCGGACGCCCAGTTCGTGGGGACCGGCACCGCCAAGTCGCACGACCACTGCCGGTGCGTGGTCAAGGTGGTGTACTCCGAGGATTCCCCCCTGTTGGACGAGTCGCACCGGCTGGAGGAGCTCTGGCGGGACATCAACTGGGCGGAAGGCTGGCGGGACATGGACCGGACGGTCCCGCACATCAGGAATCGCGGCAGGAAAGCGCTGAACGAGTGGCGTCGTGTTTGGGAAGGGCGTCACTCAACCGTTAGCATGCAGTAAGGCGACCGAGACGGTCGTCAAAGGTCACGCCCCAGGCGAGACGTACGGGGTCGGATTGCCCAAGGAGGCAAACGTGGACAAGTTCGAGGACTGGAAGGCGCCCTGGGAGAAGGACGGGTCGGAGTTTGACGCCGAGAAGGCGAAGAAGCTCCTCTACAACCTGTACGGAGACAAGGAGAGCCTGGAAGCCAAGGTGAAGACGGTGACCGGAGAGCGGGACGCCCTCAAGACCAAGGTGGACGGGCTCGAGACGAAGGACCTGAGCGAGTTGGACCGCCTCAAGCGGGAGAACGAGCAGCTCAAGGCCAAGCTCGCCGAGGACACGGAGGCGAAGCTGGAGAACGCCAGGCTCAAGCTGGCGATCGACAACGGGCTCACCGTGGCGCAAGCCAGGCGCCTCATCGGGACCACGCCGGAGGAGCTGGAGGCCGACCTTCCCAACCTCCTCGAAGATCTTGGTCCGCGCAGAAACGACCAGAAGGACCCCCCGAGGGGCACCTTCAAGACGGGGAACGACAAGCTGGACGACCCGTTCAGCATGGACGAGGACCTGGGGTCGTTTGACAAGCGGGCGGCACTTTTCAACTGAGCCGTAGGAGGGCTCCACAATGGCTGAACACACGATCATCAAGAGCGACAAGTACGTGTCGCTGGGCCTCGCGGCTCTCGACCAGTTCGCGCTCCTGCCCAACATCTTCAAGCGTATTTCCGGCGACTCCTTCAAGTACGCGAAGGACGACACCATCTCGTGGGTGACCGGCCGGGTCACCACGGCCCGCGACTACGAGTGGCGGACCCGTACGGCCCCGATCATCCTGGACAAGATCGGCGAGACGAAGGTCCAGATCACGCTGGACACCCACCTGTACCAGGGCGTCGCGGTCACCAACGAGCAGCGGACTATGGACATCCGCTCGTTCGCCACGGAGATTATCCGCCCCCAGGTGGAGGCGCTCATCACGCGCGCCGAGGGCAAGATCGTGGTCGGCCTGCGTGCGGCCAACTTCAAGACGCCCCTCCCCGCCGTGTACGAGTCGGACGCCCCGTACACCTTCGCTCTCCAGGTCCGCAAGATCCTGAACGCGAACGGCGCCCCCAAGCGTGACCGCTACTTCCTTGTGGGTGCGGATGTGGAGAACTGGCTGCTCAACTCCAACCGGGTCGCCGGCGTGAACACCACGCCGGAAACCTCGCGCGCGGTGCGCGAGGCCGTGATCGGTGCACTGGCCGGGTTCACCATCGTTCCCGTCCCCGCGCTGGAGGACAACGAGATCTTCGCGGTCGCCTCCGACGCGCTCGTGGTCGCCAACGTCGCCCCGGTCACCCCGGACGGCGCGATCGACTCCGCGCTGCGCCGCGAGCGCAACTGGTCGCTGCTGCACACCTACAGCTACGACCCGAACTACCAGCAGAACCTGTCGGTCCTGTCCACGTTCATGGGCGTCAGCTCGGTGAACGACGAGTTGCAGGTGCAGCGCGACGCCACCACCAAGCTCCCCGAGCTGGTGCTGGACGCCAACGGCGACCCGATCCCCACGGGCAAGAACGTCCGCGGGGCGAAGGGCACCCTCACCGCGGGTGCTCGCCCGTAGCAACCCTCGATGCCCCTCGTCCGCTAGGATGGGGGGCATCAGCGTGTCGGAAGGGGTCGCATGTTCATTACCACGGCAGATGTGGCGCCCTGGGTGCAGGCGGATGTTGCCGACCTAGACGGTGACCCGCTGGCCTTGAAGATCCTCGACCGGGCGTGCCTGCTGGTCAACGAGACCGCCTGGGGAACTGAGGATCCCACCCTCTACTGGGACGAGTTTGACAAGCCAGCCCCGGAGACGATTAAGGCGATCGCCGAGCAGGTGTTCGCCCGGGTGTACCAGAACCCGAAGACGCTAGCCGCGGAGACCACCGGGCCACTCACCGAGCGCTACGCCGAGGCCGTGCTCACCGGCATGGAGCTGCGCCCCAGCGAGATCGAGCGCATCCACAAGCTTGTCGCCGGGGTTGGCACCGGGGGCAGGCTGTTTCTGCTCAACATGTCCACCTCCGACGAGGCGACCGTGGACGACACAATCGTGCCGTATGTGGACGCCTACAGTCCGCACCCGGCAGGCGTCACCTACTTCCCGATCAACTACTGACCATGCCTCACATCGCCATCATTCGCGCCACCGGCACCGACCGCTGGGGGGAGCCCCTGCCGTCCGCCGCTATTGTCGAGGTGGTCAAGCGGGTCAAAGTGTGGCCCCGCCAGTCGGACGAAGGCGAACAGCTGACCACCGGGATCGCCATGTTCATCCCGGCCCGCAAGCCGGTTCCCACCGCGGACGACGAGGTTCGGGTGGGAGTCGTACTCGACCCGAGCGGGGCCCCGGTGGGGGGTACGGGGGTCGCCTACCAGGTGGTGGGGGATCCGGGCGTGTACTACAGCGGCGGCAACGGCCCCCAGAAGGGCGTGATCGTCAACCTGGAGAAGGTGACCTGATGGCCAAGGTTGTCAGCAAGTACGTGCCCAACAACGCTGACATGGCCCGGTTCCTGATGGGCCCGGAGGTGGCGCGAGTGGCCCGCGCCGCGGCCGACGATATCCGTGACGCCGCCGAGGCGGCAGAGCGGATGCGCCACAAGAAGGGCGAAAGCACCGGCAAGCTGGCGGACGGCTACAAGGTGGATATGGGGGTCGCCTCCCCCACCAAGTCGGAGGGCGGGCCCCGTCACGCCGGCATCGTCTACAACGACGTACCGTACGCGGCCGTCATCGAGCTGGGCGGCGAGGATCCGCACGACGACGGGCAGCACGTCCTCGAGCGCGCCGCCGCCCCATGGCACGTGCCGTACGGTGTCCGACGAGCGCTTGGGGGCGGGAAATGAACTTCCTGGACATCCACAACGGCCTCATCGACTGGCTGAAAGCCACGTTTCCCGAACTGGCCGACCCGGACGGTGAGGTCGACTACCACGTGGGCGGCGAGCTCCCGAGGCCCGGTGAAACCCCCACCCTGCGCGATCGGGGGCCGTTTGTCCTCTGCGAGATCGTCTCCGGGACCGACAATCAGGTCACCGATTTCGTGACCGTCCGCATCGAGACGTTTGGGACTTCAAGGGCGGCGATCTACTCTTTGAGTGAGGGGATCAGAACCGAAATCCTCGCGGCTCCGTTCGTCGCAGGCGGGGTGGCAGTGGACAACGCGACAACCCGCATGAGGCCCATCAAGCTCCCCTGGGACGGGGACGGGGTTGGCCGGTACGGGGCAACCTATGAGCTCAGCGTCCGCAGGCGCTGACAGACCATAAGGAGAGTGCTCGAATGAGCTACGCAGACATCGAGGCGCGGAAGCAGCAGCTCATCCGCAAGGCCCTCAAGGGGTCCGTGTTCATCGCCGACATCACCGCGGCCGCGATCACCACGCTCACAGCTGGCGCCACCGCCGACCTGTCCCCCCTGCCCGCCGGGTACAGCGACCTGGGCTGGCTGACCGAGGAGGGCATGGCGTTCGGTCGTGACGTGAGCCAGTCGAACATCACCTCGTTCGGCTCCCAGACCCCCACTCGCTCCGACGTGACCAGCGACACCACCACCCTGACGGTGGTCCCGCAGGAGACGAAGGGCGTCACGATTGGCCTGTACACGGGGGCCGAACTGGCCGCCATCGAGGCTGCGTTCACCACGGGCGAGACGTGGATCAAGAAGCCGGAGACCACCTCGTCCCGCTTCTATCGCGTGCTGGCTCTGTCCGTCGACCACGACGACACGGGCGAGGAGATCTACATCGCCCGCTTCATGCCGCGCGCCAAGGTGACCGGCTACGCCGCCCAGTCCTACCAGGGCGGGGATGCCGCCGTCACGTGGGGCGTCACGTTCACCTCGGAGAAGGACCCCACTCTCGGCTACTCGGAGGCGTACATCTTCGGCGGGCCGGGCTGGCTGAACCTGCTCGCCGACATGGGCATCACTCAGGCCACCGCACCCTGATGACCCCGCCGGGGTGGCCGGCTAGGGCCACCCTGGCGGCACCAACCGCAAGCACAACACAGCCGAGGAGGCTATTATGGGGAAGACCACCCTGGTGAAGGACGGCAAGGAGAAGACCGTCACCCGTCCAGAGGATGTGGTGCGACTCGAGTTCAACGGCTGGAAGATCAAGAAGCCGGCCGCCCCGGTCAAGGCCCCCGACAGGAAGCAGGACACATGAGCAAGGACAAGCCCCAGGCTCTCAACCTGAACGACCTGATCGTCGCCCACGAGGAGAAGCAGCGGCAGGTCGAACCGTTCATCCTCGAAGGGGTCGGCCCGGACGGCGCGACCATCGAGTTCCGCAACCCGGAGGATCTCGACTGGGAGGAGTCCCAGGAGGTGGCGCAGGCCATCAACGACTCCGACCTGCGCCAGTTCTTCTACACCATGATCGAAGACGGCGACCAGTTGAATACCTGGTTCGAGGCCCACGTGCCCGGCCCGGTGGCCAGCAAGGTCATCGAGGAGTACATGAAGCACCACGGCTGGGATCTGCGCACCGGCCGTATGAACCGCCAGCAGCGCCGGGCCAACAAGCGGAGCTGACGTGTTCTGGACCGTCGAAACCGGCGGCGGGTTCACCTACGAAGACGGCGGCAGGGTTCACAAGATCCCCGCCGCCGTTGACGTTCCTCTCGACCTGCTGGTATCCGTCCTGCGCGACATCTACCTGTTTGCCGAGTGGATCGAAGCGCCCACCATGCCACTCGGGGTGCTGGTGGGCCTCCGGGACGCCTACTGTCGCCAGCAGGGGCTGCCGGTCGACCCGGACGACCTGGAGCACCTGCTGGCCTCGCTGTGCCGGTTCGAGAGCGCCCTCGAGGTGGACATGCAGGAGCGCGGGTTGGACCTGCTGACCGAGATCCGTCAGCGCCGCTGGCGGAAGCTGCTGAACATGATCGACCGCCTGCCCTACTCGTCCCACTACCGGCAGGAAATGCTCAACGATCCGGAGTTCGCCCGGGCCATCGTGGAGCGTCAGGCCAAGCAGAACACTCCCACCAAGGGGGGCATCCCGGTGCGGGAGTACACCCAGGAGGTGGATCTGCTGCGTACCCTGATCGTGGCGGTGCGCGCCCTGCAGGCAACCGTATCTGGCGCGCTGGGCGGCAAGCCCGGGCGCATCGAGCCGCCGCCCGGCCCGATCACCCTGCTCAGGCAGATGGAGAATGATGTGCGTAGGGCCGCCCACGAGTCGCTGGTGGATCGTGTGCTGCCCGAAAAGCGCCCATCGACCAGCGGGTAGACTCATCAGCGGGAGGTGCGGCCGTGTCATACAACCTTGGGGCCATCTGGCTGCAGGTCATTCCCTCGTTCGATGGTGTCCACGAGGCGGGCCGCGCCGCCGGACGCGAAGCCGGCAGGGGCTTCAACAAGGGCTTCGACGAGGAGGAGAACAGGGGCCTTCGTCAGCGGGAGAAGGACGCGGAGGACCGCGGCAGGCGGGTCGGAGACGCAGAGGCGCGTGGACGGACGAAGGCGCAGAAGGCGGCCGACGAGCGGGACGAGCGGGCACGGCAGCGCCACAACGAGCGCATCGAGCTGCTGGACAAGAAGCACCGGGACGCTCTCGCGCAGAGGGAGGCCGCCCAGAGCCGTCAGATGGCGATGGAGCGGGAACGCCACCGCCGAGAGCAGGCAGCCAAGGATGCTGACTACCGGCGCAACAGGCAGGCCGCTCAGGATGCTCACAACCGCGAGCTGGCTCGCCTGGAGGCGAAGAAGCAGCGCGACCTGGCCGTAGAGGACGAGAAGGGCTCCCAGAAGCGTCGACAGGTGGAGGCCGAGCTTCACCGCGACATCGAAAAGGCCAACAACGCCCATCGCAACCGCATGGCCGAGATGGAGGCCGCACGGGACGCGGACAGGGCGAAGCGTGCCCAGCAGCTGAATGACAAGCTGATCGAACTGGACAGGCGGGGACAGAACGACCTGGCCAAGGAGCGAGAGCGCGCCCGACTGCAGCTGGACAGGGATGAGACCGCGTTCGAGCGACGCCGGCAGGCCAACCTGGAGAAGCTGCAGACCAAGCTGCTCAAGCGTGCCATGTCGGATCCCGGCTCGTTCGATCGGGCCATGCACCGGGTCATCGAGAGCACTCTGGCCAAGTCCCGACTCGACCAGGAGATCGACCTTGACGTGGATTCCACCGAGGCGGACGCGAAGATCGCAGAAATCAAGGCCCGGCTGGAGGCGCTGCGCGACGCCCACATAGGGGTCGACATCGACGCGGCCGGAGCTGTTTCGGAGATCATGGCCATCCAGCGCATGGTCGACTTGCTGAGCAGGGACGACATCGACATTCGGGTCGACGTGGACATGGGAGCGGCCGCCGCTCAGCTCATGGCGCTCGAGGCGGCCACCACGTCCGCGGCGCGCAGGCAGGCCGACCTGGCGGAAGGGTTCCGTCAGGCCGACAGTTCGGCGGGCAGCGCAGCCAACGCTTTCCGCGCCATGAACGGCGTTCTGCTGGCCACGGTCACCGTCGGGCCCCTGCTGGTGCCCATCCTGATGAGTATCGCGGGCGCCCTGATGGCGGTGGCCACGTTCGCGCTGGCCGCCGGCGCCGGCATCGGCGCTGGCCTGCTCGGTCTCATGGGCGTGGGCAACGCGATCGGCGCGCTCAACGACCTGGAGTCGGAGCAGACGTACGGAGGGGACGCTTCTGCGCGCGCAGCGGCCCGCTCCCGGCGTGGCGCGACCCGCGGGGTACGGGACGCCACCCGGGGGGTCGACAGGGCCCGGGTGGCCGCGCTGGACGCCAACGCGCGGGCCGAGAAGAACCTCGCCCGGGCGCAGGAGGACGCGCTGCGAGCGCAGGAGCGGCTCACTGAGGCCCGTGCCCGTGCGCGGCGCGAAATCGAGGACTTGAACAACTCGCTCATCTCCGGGGCCATGGCGGAGAAGGATGCCATGTACGACCTGGAGGAGGCTCGCTTCTCCTTGTTCAAGATCATGAACGACGGGTCGGCCACCCAGCGGGAAAAGGATCGCGCACAGCTCGCCTACGACATCCAGGTGCAGCGGTTCAAGGAGCTGCAACTGCAGAACGACCGCCTGGCCGAAGACAAGGCCGTCGTGGACGAGAAGGGGATCGAAGGGCTCCCCTCCGTCGTGGACGCCCAGCGGGCAGTCGTGGACGCCGAGGCGGCCGTCGCCGAGGCCGTGCAGAACGTGACCGACACCCGGGCGGAGGGTGCCGAGCTGATCCGGGACGCCGAGGAGCGTCTCGCCGACGCCCTTCTCAACCAGCAGGACGTGCTGGCCGACACGGCCGAAGGAACAGGGGCACTGTCTACCGCAGTCACCAAGCTGCAGGAAGCCATGGACAACCTGTCCCCCGCCGGTAAGCGCTTCGCCTTGTTCCTGTTCGGACTCAAGCCCTACCTGGACGAGCTCCGGTTCGCCGCCCAGGAGGGCCTGCTGCCCGGGCTGCAGGGGGGTATCGAAACCTACCTGAACACTTACGAGGGTCGGCTGCTCAAGTTTGTGGGCGACATGTCCAGGCTGTTGGGCGACAACGCCCTTAACTTCGCCAAATGGCTCACCCAGCCCGAGGTGGTCGAGTTCTTCGACCTGATGGCCGAATACAGCCTCATCTTCCTCGACCAGTTTTTCAAGACCATGGAGCATTTCTCCAACGGGATGATCCCCATCCTGAATGAGCTGCTCCCGTTCACCAAGGAGTTCGGGGACTTCCTGCTCGGGCTGGCCGAGTCGTTCGACAGGTGGGCGAACAGCGGGGAAGGGCAGAGGCAGATCGCCGCCTTCTTCGACTATCTGCGGGAAATCTCCCCCCGGACACTCGAACTGATCGGCCTGTTCTTCGAGGTGCTTGCCAAGGCCCTGATCGGGTTGGCCCCGTATATCGACCGCCTGCTGGAGTTTTTCATCGGCATCCTCGAATGGGCGGACAGGCAGAGTCCTGATCGGCTGGCCAAGATTGCCCTGGGCATCGCGGCGGTCGTGTTCGCCTTCCAGACGCTGGCCGGCTTCCTGTCCCTCGTGCTCACCACGGTGGGCATGATCGGCTCCATCAAGGCGGTGGGT